GCTTTCATCGTAGCCCAGATTAAACCATTGTATAGCGTTGTCTGCTAGTCCGTTAAATCTGCGCTTGAAATAGTCCGTTTTAGAAGCTGCCGCCTTGCAGCGCTCAATATAATCTTTGTAGCGTCCTTTTATTTCTTCCTGTTTCACTTCTGCAAAGTCCTTTTTAGGGTCTGGCTTATAGTCAATGTCTAGCCGTACCCCTGTAACGTCTGCCGCCCTCTGCGCCTGGTCTTTAAAGTCTGTTAGCCCCTCATGCAGCGCAATTAAAGTAAAGATGTCGCCGCCCTTTTGACAGCTAAAGCACTTCCAGGCTTTACCGTCCTTTGTGATACTAAAAGCGCCGTCGCTGTTTCTTCCTGTGCCGCTGCCGCTTCCGCATAAAGGGCATTTATACATATTATGCCCTGCCCTGCGGTCTGGCTGCGTTATGCTCTGCACGTAAGAAGTAAGCCCGCCTTTTAGCTCTTCTAGTTTGTAGTCGTCTATCATTCAATAAGCCCCCTTGCTTTTTTGTTTGTGTTAATTTTATAGTTAGCGTGCGGCGGCTGTAAAGGTCGCCGCTAAGCCGTTACTATAATACTAGGGTATTATAGTATTAGCGCTCATGTAGTGGCTGTTAAGCCGCATAAATACTAGGTTTTGTGAAAAGGGCTTACACACTAAACCGAAAATTTAACACAGCAAACCGAAATATTCTACACAGCAAACCGAAATATTCTACACACTAAACCGAAATATTTATTTTATTTTGTGTAAACTGTGTAAACATAATAATAAAGGTTTACTAGGCTTTTTTACCGTCGTGCTTTATCTCAAATACCATAGAGCTTAAGCCCTTAACTGTAGGAATATAAGCGGGGTCTTTAGGGTCTGGCAATTCGATATTTTTATATACCTCTGCAAGCCTGGTTTTAGTCCTTAGTAGTTCCCAGGTCTTAGTAAATACCCTCTTAAGAAGCTGCGCCCTGTGCTGCGGGTCTGCTTCCAGGCGTTCCGCAAGCTGTACGTTGCGCTCTACAAGGGTACTAGCTGCAATATGGTAGCCTTTGCCGCCCGCCTGCTCTATGCCCTGTACCAGTAATACTACGTTTTCTACGGCTGCCTTGTTGCGTTCCTTGGCTATGCTGCTATCTATTAAATAAGAGTGAGTAGGAAGTTTAAGCGGTTCGCCGTTCTTCTTTAGCTGCTTCTTTCCGTCTTTCTTCTTTCTAATAGCTAAGTTGCTCATAGTCCTTATAACGTAGTTCATATAAGGGCTGCTAAAGCTAATAGCGTTGTGTTTGTCGTCGTAGCCCTCAAAGTTCAAAACAGGGTAAAGGCTTTGTACTGGCTTGCCGTTCCTAGTGCCATGTACTACGCCTACTATATTGTGGTAGCTCTGCGTCTTTTCTATTACCCTTGCTATATCTTTCTTATTAAGGTTATTTTGCAAGCCTATATACTCTGCTAGTACCTGTACAGGATAAGTTAAAACGTCTGGTAAGGTCTTTTCGCCGCTTTTCTCAAACTCAGTAAGAATAAGGCTATAAAAGGTACGCAATATAGGTAAGTCTATATTTTCTATGCCCTCTTTAGTCTTCATGTTCTGTAGTTCTACTTCGCTTACCTCTCTAAGCTGTGCGCTTTCAAAGTACATTTTGCCGCCCTTAAACTTTAAGCCGTCTGTACTTCTTAAAGGCTGCAAATAAGCGCCGCCATTTTTATAAAGGCTCATGCTGTATTGATAACTAGGCATAGTAGGTATAGCAAGGGCGTTAGGCGTTTCTATAATAGCGCCTGCTGCTTCTGCCTTTGCTCTAGTCCTGTACCTGTTATGCCGCTCGTAAATTAAAATAGCGTTGCCAAAGCCTATAACGTCTAGTATTTCGTCTAGCGTAGGGCTTTTACTCTTTAGAAGCGCTGCTACTTTCTCGTCTTTACGGTCTAGCTTTATTTCTTCCAGGTCTTTTTTAGTAATGCTTTTAATAAAGTCTATGCGGGCTTCTTCGTTGTTTAGGGCTAGTACGGCTTCTCTATGGTCTTTAATAAACATCATACTTACAAGCTGTATTAAAGTAGCGTCGTAAGCGCTTTTAGGCTGCCCCTCTTCTGGGGTATGCTCTGCAAGGTATTTAAGTATATAATGCTCTTCGGCTGTAAGCTCTAGCTCTTCGTCTTTCTTCTCAATAACTCTAGCGTAAGGCTCTACGGCTTCTACTTGCTTTAGCAAGGTCGCCTTTTCCTGGTCTGTCGTCTCTGCGTCTTCTTCTATAAGTTGCTTCATAGCTTTATAGAAGTCGTCGTATTTACTTGCCATTGTTGCCCCCTTGTATAAAGTCGTTTAAGTTGCTCTCTGTAACGTGGTAGCGAGTGCCTACCTTTTGCGCCTTTATTTTGCCCTGGCGTATATAGGTACGTACTGTAACAGGGGTAAGCTTAAGTATTTCTGCTACTTCCTGTACGTTGTAAGCTTTCTCTTTTCCTACTTGCAGCATATTACTTACCCCCTTTGCTAATAATCTCTACGCCGTCCTTAGCTAGCCGCTTCTCTTCACGTTCCAGGGCTTCGCCTAAGAGCTTGTTAGCCGCTTCTTTCATGGTTAAGCGCTCTGTATAGGCGTAGTTTTTAAGCTTCTCTAAAAGGTCTACCCTCATAATAAAAGTAGCCCTTGTATATTCTTCGGTTAAGCCCTCTTGTACGCTGATACCTCTTACAATGTTATCTTTCTGCGGTCTACCTCTTCTGCGCTTTTCCGTTGCTTCTGGCTCTGCCTGCTCTTGCGGAAATAGCGGGTTGTTTTCTAACTTATAAGCCATTGTTTAGCCCTCTCTTTCTATAAGTTCTTTAGCTACGTCTCTGTAAGCGTCTGCGCCTACGCTTTTAGGGGCGTACTCAAATATATCTTTGCCATAAGTGGGCGCTTCGCCTACTTTGCTGTTTACCTTAATAACGGTGTTAAAGGCTTCTGCCGTAAACCTTGCCTTAATAGCTTCTATAATGCCCTTATCCATATTGCGGCGGGTATCGTAAAGGGTAATAAGCACGCCGCCTATATATAAGCCCTTGTTTAAGCGCTTCTGTACAAGCTCAATAGTAGGTAATAGCTGCGCCATGCCGTCTAAAGCCATATACTGCGCTGCTACTGGAATAATTACGCTTGTAGAAGCTGTTAGCGCCATTAAGGTAAGTATATTAAGGCTAGGGCTGCAATCTATTAAAACGTAGTCGTAGGGCTTTTCTAAGCCGTCTAGGGCTTCTTTTAAAAGCGTGTCTCTGCCTGGTACGCTTATAAGCTCTATCTCTGCGCCGCTCATGCGTATATCTGTAGGTAATACGTCGTAAGGCGCTACGGCTTCCTTAGTCCTTATAGCCTGGTTAATATCTGCGTCGCCTTTAATTACTTCATAAGTAGTAGGGTCGTCGCCTAAGTTTCTAAAGCCTGCGCTTTTACTTAAGCTGCCTTGCGGGTCTAGGTCTACAAGTAGTACGCTTTTGCCCTCAATAGCCAGGGCTGCGCCTACATTAAGGGCGCTAGTCGTCTTAGCTACGCCGCCCTTTTGGTTTACAAAGCTAATAATTTTCATAGCTGCGCCCCCTCATTTAAAAAAGTCGTCTTCTACAAAGTCTACGCCGTCGTAGGCTTCTAATACTTCCTGGTCGCTTACTAGCTCGTCTATTGCCGCTAGTTCGCCGTAGCTTACGCCCTCTGCGTGCTGCTCGTCGTAGTAGCGTTGTTTAAGCTGTATAAGCTGCTCTCTGTTAAGCTCGTCTACTCTCATGCTCTGCCCCCTTTAATACTCATCACAGAAAAGCAAGGTAGTACCCCGCTTAACTATTACGCTGCCGTCTTCTGCGGTGTCGTAAGGCTCGTCACTATTGATAATGAAAATAGGCGCTACGCTAGTATTGTACTTTGCTACTATCCTGTCGCCGTTGCCTGCTAGTGCTGCGTCGTTTAGCGGCTTGTCTTCTTCGCAAGTGTCGCCCCAGTCGCCCGCCTTAAAGCGGCTGTAAGCTGCTAATACTTCCTTAGCTAGCTTTTCGTTATTGGCTATAGCGTCGTTAAGTCCTCTGGTAATTACTGTAAATTCTTCTTTCATGGTCTTTAGCCCCTCAACTTTCATTATTACGCCCTTGTAGGTCGCTTCTAGCTCTTCGTAGCTTATGCTTACGCCGTTGCGCTCTTCATATTCTGCTTTTATCTGCGCTTTTTCTTCCTGGCTTAGGTCTTCGTAGTACCTCAAATTAAGCTTTGGTAAGCCTAAAAGCTGCCGCAGCTCTTCGCCCTGCTCTGGGGTTAGTGGCTCTTTAAGTTCCATAGCGTCTACCTCTCTTTTCTGTATTCAAACATTATTTTAATGTTTACTATGCTATAGTATAGCCGTTGCTAGTTCTTTTGTCAATAATTACTTTTATTATTCTGTAAACATAATAAACATAAAAATAAGAGCTAGCCGTAAATAGCTAGCCCTCTTCTGCTTATAAGCCTTAGTCGTCTGCGGGTTCAATGTCTTTAGGCGTGTCGCCTTTAGCTGCGTCTTTCACATATACGAAAAGCTCGCCTTTGTAGTCGTCTTTAGTGTCCAGGCGGGTAATACTGTAATACTTACCCTTGTATTCTACAAAGTCGTATATTTTAAGGTCGTCTCTGTAGTTGAGTACAAAAAAGCGGGTTTCGTCGTCGCCGTAGGTTGCGGCTTCAAAAGTCTGGCTCTGGCTAAGCTGCGTAGCGTAAGCCCAAAAGCTTTTATTACTAATATACTTGTAGCCGTTAACATACTGTCCGTAAGGGGTCTGGTAGCTGTACGTAGTAACAAGCTTTACTTTCTTGTCTTTCTTGTAATACTGGTTTCTCATGTTTTAAAGCCCTCGCTTTCTATATTGCTTCTAAGTATTCGTTGTAGTGGTCTAGTAGCCCTACGTAAGCGTCTAACAGGCTTGCTAAGCCGTCTATACGATACTTAGGGCTTGTAGCCTTTATAGGCTGTATATTGCCGTTTACGTCCGTTTTAACGCCTGTATTAGTGATACACCAAAGTAATAAAGGGTTAGCGTTGTAGTTTACCTTTTTAGCCGCTAAGTCTGCGCCTAGTTGCTGCATAGGCAAGCTAAGCGTTTTAGTACCCTGGTAGCACTTAACCATATTAAAGCCTGCGCTCTGCATTTCCTGTACCCAGTAAGCAGCGCTGTAAGGGTCGTAGTATATCCAGGCGGGCGTAACGTCGTACTTTTCTACCATTTCCATAAACCAGGCTGTAACGTCGCTGTAGTTTATGCTATTGCCCTCGCATAGCCTTAATAGCCCTGCTTCTAGCCATTTATCATAGGGTATTTTTTCGTCGTGTACTCTTTGCTCAAAGTTATCTTTAGGTAAAAAGTACATCTGCGTAACGTAGCGCTTTTCTTGCTTATCCATAAACAGAAGCGTAGCCGCTGTTAAGTCGCCGTTTCTGCTCAAGTCTGCGCCGCCTATACAGTAATAGCCCTTAAATGCTTCTAGGTTAAAAGTCTCTGGGTTGTTAGCGTCGTCAAAGGTAAGCCAGGTACTAGCTACTGTCTGTATTACGTTAAAGTCTTTTACTAGCACGCCTGTTAAGTCTCTGGGGCTTTGTTTAGCCCTCTCTACCTTGCTTATAAGGTCGTCTAGCTTCTTTATCGTATTTAAGCCAGGGTTAGCCTTTTCCCATTTCATAGGGTCTAGCCACTCTTCTTTACTGTCTAGCTCATAAATAAGCGGTAAAAAGTGCGGGTCGTCTATAGTGCCGTCGCAAACGCCGCAAGCGTACTTGTACATATCATCAAATATACATTCTCTAATAGTGCCTGCCGTCGTTATCATCACTAAAAGCGGCTGCCTGCGTGCGCTCTGGCTCTGCTTCATAACCTCATATAAGTTACGGTCTTTAATGCTATGCAGCTCGTCTATAATTACTAAGTGGCTGTTTAAGCCGTCTAGCGTGTCGCTGTTCTTTCCCAGGGGCGCAAACTTGCTAAAGGTAAGGCTAAAGTATAAGTCGCTCTTACGCTTCTTAACTACCTGTAAAAGGTCTGGGCTTTGCCTTATCATGTTGTAAGTTTCCTCATAAATTATTTTAGCCTGGTCTTTCTTACTGGCTACGCTGTAGACTTCTGCGCCTGCTTCATTGTCTGCAATAAGCATATAAAGGGCTAAGCCGCTAAGCACAACACTTTTACCGTTCTTGCGGGCTACGTAAAAAAGCGTTTCTCTGTACTTCCTGTAGCCTGTTTTAGCGTCTACAAAGCCAAATAAAGCACTTATAAAAGCTTTCTGGAATAGTTGCAGCTTAAGGGGCTGCCCCGCCCACTCGCCTTTAGAGTGCTTACAAAATCTTTCTATAAACGCTATAGGCTTTTCGGCTTTCTTCTGGTCGAAGACGTAGCCGCCTTTAGGGTTGTTAATATCGTCTACAAGCTTTTCATACTGCCGCCTGGTACGCTTGCTAACAATACACTTACCCGCCTTAATTGCTTCTAGGTACTGCGTTACGTAGTCCATGCTTTAGCCCTCTTTAAGGAAGTCGTAGACGGCGTTACTTTTTTCTGCTTCCTGGCTCTTGCCTATAAGGTCTGTAAGCTGCCTGTACATAACGCTATAGCGCTGTACGGTCGTATTGTATGCCTTAAGTGCGGGGCTTTCTCGTAAAAAGTTCTGTTTTCCCTGGCTAAACTCTTCTACTACGCCGTCTGCCGCTATACGTTCCTTAAGCGTCTTTAGCGTACCCTCAATAAAGCTAAGCTCTTCTATAAGCTTTCTGCCTATAAGCTGCTTATCTTCTGGTATCTTCCGCAATATCTCTTTATATTCTTTCTTCATAGCCATATAATAGCCCTCTTTTCGTGTTTACTAGGGTTACTAAGTTTACATAGTAAGCCCCCTCTATCAAAATTACCTTAGCGGGGTTTTCTAAACTCCCCCCGCCGTTCCCAGGGCATAGCGTTAAAAATAGTACCCCCCTACCCCGCTGCAAAGCGTAAACGCCGTTTAAGGCTGTTTTTAGCCGTTTCTAGGGGCTTTAGGGTCTTAGCCATAACTTTATACCTAAAAGCCGTTAAAAGCGCTTCTAGGGGCGTTCTAGCGGGTCGTTTTTCTGTAGCTTAGCTAGTAAGTCGTCTATAGCTGCCTGCTGCCGCTTAAAGTCCTTAGCGCCCTGGCTTTCTTTAACTCCTGCTATAGTTCCGTCGCTATTAAATAGCGTTACGTTATGCTGTAGCCCATGCTCTGCGTTGTGGCACTCAATACAAAGGGCTTCTAGGTTATCAAAGCTTAGAGCTATTGCGGGGTCGTTTACGTTGCTGCCGTTAAGCCATGTTTTATGGTGGCATATCGTAGCGGGTTTACCGCAGCGCTCACATATATAACACTTGCTAGCCATGTATGCAGCGCTTACCCTGCGCCATGCTTTGCCCTTGTAAAAAGCTGTATTGTCGTAGCCTTTATACTTCATAGTCTCTAGCACGTAAGCTAATAGCCTTAAGCAAGGCGTTAATAGTCCTGGTTAAAGCCTGGTCGTCTGCGTGGTCTGCATAATACCATTGAGTAAGAAGCAAGCCGCTTACCGTCTTTACTAAAGGCTCTGCTACCTGGTTTGTTTCCGCAAGCCCTGTAGTAGTAGCAATATAGCTAGGTAAAGCGTCTATAAGGCTCTGTATAAGTTCGTCGTTGTTTCCCTCGTCAACGTGTAGCACGTTACAAGCTTCTGTTAAGGTCATGTTTATTACCTCGTCTTTCTGTAAAAAGCTAAGGGGCATAGGGGCTAATATGCTGCGCCCTACGCCCCCTGCAAAGGTCTAGTTAGCTGTTAAGCCTGCTGCTATTCAGTTTAGGAAGCGCTAGCCTTGCAAAGCTTAACAAAGGCTTCTGTAATAATCGGCTTGCAATCTGCAATAGCCATAGCCCTATAGTCGATAAGCCCGCTCTTAAAGCTGCTTTCTCTGCTGCTCTCAATGCTAATACCCATAGGCATATTGTAGCCCAGGTACTTAGAGTAGTTACCCAGGTAAGCCGTATTGTCTGCGATATTATCATCAATAACAACGTCAAAGCCTAAAATCTTGCCTACGCTCTCGTTCTTAGGGTCTGCAATAAAGATAGGTCTGTTAGTGGTGTCCTGCATACCGTAGAAGACGTTATACAGGGTCTTATTATTCATAGCCCACTTAGCGCCCTGGCTGTAGCCCCTCTTAAGCAGCGCTACGGTTTCTACTACCTTTGCATAAGTAAAGGAAGCGTTAGCCGCAATCTGTACGGCGTTCTGGGTTGCGCCGCTAGTAGTCCAGGTAATACCGCTTTCAAGTCCTGTACCCTGTCCGCTGCCTGTACCGCTAATAAGCGCAGCATTGATAGTACCCATAACGCAAGCTGTAAGCTCGTCTACAAGGTAGCTTTCAAAGGCGTTAATAGTCATGGTCTTAACCTTAGCACTAATAGAGAAAATTTTAATAAGCTCATAGCCGCCAAAGGTAACGCTAGCAAGGGTTACTTTCTCTGTTTCAACGGTTGCGCCCTCAACGTGCCAGGAAGCATTAGAAGACGGCGTACCAATAGGAATAGCAATATTACTAGGCATATGAAAAGCTCTAGCTTCTGCAAGCAAGCCGCCCATAGTTCTAGCCTTGCTAATTACCTGGTTAAGGGTCTGCGTAGGAATAGCCGCCGCAACGTCTGAAGACGCAGTAAAGGCGTTAGCTCTCTGCTCTGTAACGGCTTTAAAGGCTGCCTGCTCATTGTCGTTAAGCTTTCTGCCCATAAGGGTTTTATAAAAAGCGCTTCTGTACTCTGGCGTAGCTACTACGTCGTCGCCCTCAAAAGTCTTTTTTTCTTCGCCCTTAAGGTTTCTGCCTGTTACCAGGTTAAGCCCTGCTGCCGCTGCGTCGCTTCTAAGCTCTGCGTTTTCTCTGGCTTCCTTAATACCTCTAAGCTCAATGTTAAAGGCTTCAATATCTGCGTTAGGGTCGTTGTCAATAGAAGAGTTAATAGCCTGCGCTCTCTCTTCCATTTCCTTAACGGTCTTGCCCCTGTAATAGTTAAAAGCTTCTGCTACTGTATTAAATTTCATTGTTAATAACCTCGTCTTTCTGCGCTTCTGCGCTGTTTTCGTCTACTGCCGCTTCAATCTCTGCTATCATGGTTTCAAGCTTTCTAGGCTCGTTTACAGGTACTACAAAGGCTACTTTTACGTAGTTATAGCGCCCTCTCTGGTTGCGCCGTTCCATTGTGTTAAAGTCCTGTACTTTATAGCCATGCTCTTTAGCAAATTCGTAAATAGCGGCTACGTGGTCGTAGTTGCTCATACTGTTTACCTCGCTTTCATAATCTGGTTGTAAAGTATCTTTGCCCGCTTCCTGGCTTCCAGGCTGTTAAGAGCTGCCGCCCTTGCGCTGCGTGCTTCAATACTTGTAGTAGGGTAAGCGGGGTAAGGTACTACGCTGCACTCATATACTTTAGCTATCTGCCGTATAGCTCTAGTATTAGTTTTAGCGTCGTAGTCGTCGCCGCCCTCTGGTACGGTAAAAGCAAAGCTCATGCCGCTAAGGTCGCCCCTTTTAACGGCTTCGTAAACCTCTTTAGCGCCTGCCGTCTCTGGTAGTACCGCTTCAAAGGTTAAGCCCTCTTCATCTACCTTTAGGCTCATTGTTTTAGGCGTTCTAGCAAGTGGCACTTTGCCTAAGTCGTGGTTGTAAAGTAGTCTCACGTCGCTTAGGTCTGCGCCGTCTAGTGCGCCTTTTCTAATAATTTCCGTATAGCTGCCGCCTACGTCATTTATTAAAGTGGGCGTATCGTAAAGAATAGGTCGCCCCCTTAAAATAAGAGCTTGTGCGCCGTCTGCCGTCGGCTCTGCCGCTCGTATTTCCGTTATACGTACTTCTTTCATGGTTAATACCTCTGCTTTCTGTACAATCGCATTTTTCGCCTATATCCAGGCTAGCCCCGCAATAAGGGCATATTTTATAATCTGTTCTAGCTCTCATGCTCTCATGTTCCAGGCTTCTAAAGCCCTCTCGCAAGCTTCGCTTTGCCACTCTTCGGCGGCGGGGTCTTCCTGGCTGCTTACGGTCTTGCCTGTAGCCCCGCAAATATCGCACTTAACAAAGATAAAATAGCTACGTGTCTTATAGCTGTAATTAGCGTTTAAGTAAGCTACGCCGTTACAATGAGGGCAAGGCTTAATAGCTGTTTTACTCATTGTTGCCGCCTTTACTCTGGTACTGCGCTGCCTGCGCTGCGTCTATCATGTTTAGCGCCTGTAAGCGCTTGTCGCCGTCCGTAACGCTAGGCAAATTAAGTATTTCTAATGCCTGGTTAATGGTAAGCAAGCCCATAGGCATAAGCTCTTTAATAAGCTGTACTTTCGTAGCGTTGCTAGTAAACTGTAAGCGCCCGCTCTCAAATAAAATACTATTGCCGTAA